CGGCAATAGGTAAGCCGTTATTTAATAAGAAGGTTGCTTCGTGACAATGCCACGTATCATAACCTACAAATTCATCTCCCTTAATACCCCAATCACCACGAGCTAATGCTCTTGGCATAGGATTTAATTGACTTGGATCAAACTGATCTGTATATACTGCATAGGAGTTAGCTGACCCTAAGGTTTTAGCAGCTACTTCTGACATATTACTAACTGACATAGCTTCTGAATGTTTTTATATTTTTAAAAATAAGGTTTATTTGTTCTTGTGACAACTCAATATCTAAATTATCTGCTAATTTAGCTTTTGGTTTAGGTTGAATTAAACCATGAGGTCCTAATTCATTACCCACCCATCCGTTAATGACAGGCGAGCTAGTATCTAGCGAGTAAATAAGTCCTTTTAATATAATATTTAGATCGTTAATTAAAATAAACTCTACTGGATTTTGACATCCTAGCAGGTGAAATTTAGGTAATCCGATTCCCATATTAAATCTATTTGCATACCACCAGTTTAAAAATCTAGCTCTTACTGTTACGTAATCTGAATCTTTAACTAGGTCAAAGGGTAGTGCAATAATATCTACTCTCTCTCTTAGGTAGTAATCTATACAATCTGCAATTTGCTCAAAGGTATCGCCTTGACATACGCCAATGTATTTCTGTCCCTCTACTCTGTAACTCTCTAAATACTCTTTTGCGTTAAGCAAAGTTTGATCATGGTCATTAACTACATCAGGAAGTACAAGGTGGGTAGGAAGATATTCTTTACCCAACTCATATAACTCTTCCATTGGTATAGATTTACCTAATTCAAATGCTGAATTATCTAATATAGAGTAATCGGCTGTTTTAAGCTTTTCTTTATAAAAGTCAGCATATTCTGTATCCAGGCTTAATAAATGACCTAGTACGTAAGGGTAATCACTTACCTCATCATGACGGTCAAATAACGCTTTCGGTATTTCGTGTGAAATTAAAGGCATAATTTATTTTTTATAATCTGATAATACTTTCTCTACTTGCGTTTTTGCAAACTGCCAGCTAACAGGTCCCATTTCGTGGCATATTCTACCGGATCAGGGCGACCTAGTTTGATAAACGCTTCAATACGCTCTACTGATGCTGCTGATTTATAATCAGAATACCAGTTACCTTGAGTATCAGACCATGAATGTCTAATAAAGATCGGCTTATAAGAGGTATTTGTACGCTTATATATTTCGTCAAAATCTAAACCTAATGCTTCGCATGATTTTAAACCGTCTACTAAGATATCAAACTTATTCACTTCTAAGTAAGGAGTATAAACTGATACTAATTCAGAATCCCAATTACCAATTTTAAATGCTTCGAAATCTTCATCTCTAAATTCTTGGCGGCAGTCAGGGTAGATAGCATGATCACCTGCATGAATACCCATTGCAATAGCTACCTCCTGACCGATAGTACAATCATCTCCAACATTCTTAGTAGCAATCGGTAATGCTGCTGCTTGAATTAAAGAAGAGAAAATTTTATTACGGTTAGGAACAACAGTTGCTTTCATATTATCCTGCTCGTAATGTCCTTCTGGTACGTCTGCACCGCCGGTTACTAAAGCAGAATTTAATAATTGCTGTAAACCATCTAGCTTAATAACCTGATATTTTACTAAGGGAAAATTTTCTCCAGTTACTGTGATTGTTCCTAATTGATCTTGTTTTGCTCTTTGAGAACATCCATTTAGATACTCTACTAATGATTTAGCTCTTTCAAGCTCTACTTTATGCTTTTGACCGTAATCAAAACCTAATGCTGTTACTTCGTAGCCATTAGCTAAAAGGTGTAATAAGAGAGATGAAGAATCCATCCCACCTGATAATGATAAAACTGCTTGTTTTGCCATCTTGTTTAAAATTTAAAATTTAGAGCGTATTATTTTGTAGATCGATTAGCTCTATAACCGAATTATTTTTTATCTTCTTTACCGTTAAGGTCTTTCTGTAAAGAGAGTACTTGGCTTGTTATATTACCGACTAGAGTACCTAACTGTGCCCAAATATCATCGCACTCTTTTTCTAGCTTCTTAATAAGCCTAAACTGGTATATCTGTAATCCTGCAAGTATTATTATGATACCTAAATATAAATGTTCTTGTGTAAGTGTAACTGTCATTAATTAAAGGTATTATTTTTTATTCGTTTCAACAACTTCATTTACAAAATTAGCAAATTCTTTTGTACCTGGAAATCCAATGAAGTTAGGATTATCCATTACCCTCTGTAATGCTTTAATAGTTAAATCTTTGTTCTTAGTATCTACAAGTAAGGGCTCTAGAATATACTCTTCTCCTGATTCGTTCTTACGGTTTAAGTAGAATAGAGTACCTGCTGCAGCGCCTAAAGCTTGATAGTACTCCTCTGCGGTGGTACTCATGCTATACATTTAAAGTTTTATTCCAGGCTGCGATATGCAATCTAGTTAAGCCTCTAAACTTATATTTCTTAGCCATCTCCATTACAAATCGAGTTCTCTCTTCAAAGTTAGCTGCATCATCTAAACCTGTCATACATACTACATTCTTCAATGGAATATTAAATGGCTCTACAAAGTCTCTAAAAATCTCTTTAACATCTTCTTCAGTACTAATAACAAACTTAAATTGATAATTCTTATGCTTCATTATGCGGCTAATAGCTTCAGGAACGATACGTTGTTTTTCTGTCATGCCTGAATTAGCTAATTTAGGTGAACAGTTAATTTGATCTAGAGCTTGAAACAAATCTTCTTCAATAAAATTAGTACCGTTAGTTTCAATCTCATAATAGGTATCGTGTAGAGATCCTTCAATATCCATCCAGTACTCTGTAAAGTTATTAATTGCTGTCTGATGACCTGCAATAGTAGGTTCACCGCCAGTCCAGATAATACGAACATAACCGTTTAGGATATCGTCGTAGACTCCTTCTTCTTTAAACCTATCAATTAAATACTGAAATTCTTTATCTTCTCCTCTCCATAACCATTGAGAAGTAGAATCGCAAGTCCAAGTAGCTTTACCTTCTTTAACTAAATCTCCTTCAAAGATTTCACCATCTTCTAGACTTTGTTCTTTTAATAACTTATTAGTGAATGCTCTACTCATACCACATGTTAGGTTACAAATACCTAAGCGTACGAAGTATGAAGGAATACCAGATGAAATCCCTTCACCTTGAACTGTATAAAAGTCACTACTAATTAGTAACTTATTTGGATCTATTTTACTCATAATATTTAAATGTCTGTTGGTAATATTGTTGTCTTGTGTGCTTCATCTCCAAAGATACGAAAGCTTTTTACGATTCCCAAATCCGTTATTGTAACTGCTTCTACTTCAATTCCCCACTTAACTACAAACTCTTTTACTTCGTTTGTTATTTGATGGTTAACATCTACTAAATCATTCCAGGTTGTTACCTCTACTATATCTCTAATCATTCCTTGAGTTGTATCAATCAAAACATCTGTTGCATGCATTACTTTTAGAAGATAAGTTCGAACGTTATTAACTCGATATCTAATAATTGACTTTAGTACAATACTTTGCTCGTCTAACGTAGTTAGTGTTTGTGAAGGTAAGTTAATAGATTGAGTTATTACTGGACACTCAATTATGTTATCAAAGAAAGGTATTTTAAAATGAAGACCCGGTTCTAATGTTTGAATCCATTTACCAAATCTCAAATGTACAGCACCATTCCATTCTTCAATAATAACCCAAGGCATTGCTTGATTACCAAATCTAATTAGAAATTCTACTAATTTATCTAGCATTCTTTTTCTTTTTAAGCTGCTTTTCTGAAATTGTTTCTTCAATAACTACCGCCTCCTCTTTTACTTCTGCTACAACCTTCTTGAATTGAGCTTTCCATTCAGACTTTGGAATAAATTTCCATTCGCTTGTAGCTCTGTCTGCTTGTTCATCAGAAACTCTGATGATGTTACCTGTTTTTGAACTTTTTAAACACTTCATAGTTTTCCTCCATGTTTTATTGTGATTGAATTATTTTTTATCTACATAATGATGCAGCTTATTTCTTAACCTGTCAATCCGTATTTGACAGTACCATTTTCCCATATTACTAGATGCATTAGCATATCTTTCTTGCCAATACTTAATACCTTTATTAGTTTTAGCATTAGCTTCTTCTAAGTGGTCTATATCCCAATAGCTATTATTCTCTTGTATTTCCTCATCGGTAGGAATATAAGGATTTTCTTCTCTATATTCTTCGATAAGCATCTTACGTCGAGACTTCTCTTGTTTTTTTTCAAATTTCTTATCCATTAACCTATATAAATTGCTGAGTTTCTTTTATTTTCAAAGAATTCTACTTGCGCTACTCTAACGCGGTTATTTGTTTCTTCTTGTACGAAAGTATTAATCTTACTGTAAATATACTTTGCAAATTGCTCTGCACCTACTGGGCCTTCAAGTATTCTTAATTGAACTATACCTTTTTGATCTAACTCTTTGAAGATCTCTAACTCGGGATCATCTGGTGCTAATATTGTAGTATGGTCGAACATGTAGTCCATCCATGCTTTTGGATTCATACCATCAATTTGAGTCTTAGCTCTTTTCATACCTCCAAAGTCCC